AACCTGTATAAAGCATATAAAGCCGCTAATAATAATACTAACGGTAAACCGTACCCTTCTATTAATTTTAATATTTCTTCCATTATAAACTTACTCCTGTTTTAATTTGTGTTATTCTTATTGTGTGTGCCCATTCTATAGTCATATCTGTAGCACCTTTTATAGTTTGTCGAAAGTTAGTTCCTGATACTGCATTTATAGGACTCCAACCTGTTGTTGTTCCGCTACTTGCAGGACTTGTTCTTGACCTTTGAATACTTAATGTACCTGATTTGTTTATAGCTACTCCACGTTCAACCCAAGATTTAAAATCACCTACTGCTCCTGAACCTGAAGACCCACCTACTCTTACCGCTAATGATTCTGATTGAAAATAAATAGCTGTATTGTCAGGTATAACAAAATAACTGTCTTGTGTATTATTTAAATAAGCGTCAACTGTACTATTATCAGTTGTTTGCCAACCGTACATTAAAGTCATTGTTTGCCTTTCTCCTAAATTATCCTCAAAATTATTGCCGCCTAAAACTATTGTGTTTACAGTAGTTGCTTCACCTAAAGAACCAAAAACTGCTGCATTTCCAATGCTATTTGCTATTTCATTTTGATTACCTACTATAATATTGTTTCTTGATATACCCCTTACAATATTTTTCTCACCCATTATATAGGTGTTGTTTGTTCCTGTTTCTGTTATATTCTGTGAACCTTTAACAGTGTTATTTTCATTATTAAGATTTTTATTCAGTACATCATTAAATTTAAAAGCTGAACAAGAATCAGTTTCTTGATTATAAGTGTAGCCATATGCTTCACATTGTAATTTATTTGGCAATAAACTATTAGTTCCGTCTGTAAATAAAACTTTTCCATTTGATAAAACGGATTCAGGTTTAACTTCATATCCAGGTAAATAATCTATTGTATATATTTTTGACATTATGGTATAAGTATAAATTCAACTGTTGATAAGTCGTTTGGTTTGTAGTCTATTTTATTAACTCTATATTCTCTGTTTTTTATAATTACTGTATCGTAAAATCTAAATGTTGCAATATCATTAGGTGATAAATTAACTTTAATACTCATTATTCTTGTGTCAGGATTGTATAACTCAGATAAGTAAGGCAGCCAATATAAATTGAATAAATTATCAGGCACAGAGTCTCCAACTCCCTGAAATAATTGACATTCGCCAAAATGAAAATCTCTTGAACCTGAAATTGTTGGAACATCTGATAAATGACTAAATTGTAAAAATTCATTTTGATTAGCACCTACAACCCCATTCTGTGCAGGTATTAAATAAGTAAAGTTAGTTAAAGTTTTTTTACCGTTATTATACATTATTCTTGGACTGTTATCGAACCCTTCACTTGTATTGTCAGTAGGGTTATAAGCATATAAAGAAGGGACTATAAAGTCAGGGTGTAAATTGCTTAAAGGTTTTACAACTGTAGCTGCAAAAGGTTCTGCAATTATTTCTTCTTCTCCTTCTAATATATTAAATTCATTCCAAGCTTGGTATTCTCTACTTCCATATAAATACCCTGATGTTGCACCTTTGTATAAATTAAAAGCATAATCATCTTCATCTTCTACAAACTTAAAAATTGTTGATTTATTTAAGTCAGTTAAAGGTGTTAGTTTAATTTGTTCTGTATCTATTTTTTCTGTCCAATTAAGTTGTTTACTATCTGTATTATTTAAAAATACATCTGAGTATGTTTCTATATTTATTTGATTAGGATTAGATTTATCTGGACTTGTCACTAAGTTAAACATCGTTATCAATCCTTTTAAAAATTCCCATTGTTTTAGTTCACCTCTTAATGTTTGCAATATAACGTTAGATGTTACTTCTGCAAAAGTAATTGTCCAATTCCAAGAAGCAGTATGTGGTATTGTGTAGCTGCTTTCTGATGAGATAGCTTGTCTCACAACACTTCCTGCGTCAGCTTTAAATTGTGCTACTAAAGTTTCACCTACCCCTAAAGATTGTTGTAAATTTCCTGTCCAAGTATAATAACCACCTGCTGGAATAGTAATAACACCCGAATAATTTAAAGGTGTAGAATTGTATAAAAATCTAAATTCAACGGTTCTATCTGAAGTATCTGTATTTTTAACCGTATAACTATATGATATATTATAAGTTTCATTTGCTTGTGTTGCTGTGATTACTTCAGTAGTTCCATTGTAGTTAGTAGGCACAGGTGCTCCAATAAAAAATATACCACCATCACTTAATTCTAACGCAGTAAAACTTGTTGTTGCAAAATTAGTTGGTGAAGCATTAATTCCTGATATATAATAACTATAACCATCTTCTTCTGTTCCTGTTCCCATTAAATCATCACCGAAATTGAAGTCCATATACAACTTTTCAAAATCTGTACTACTAAAGAATGAGCTATTAAAAGTAAAAGGGGTATCTGCAAAAATACGTTCTATTAAATATTTAATTTGTATAAATGGTCTAAAGCCACTTTTCAAATCAGGTAAATCAATATTGTTTGTTGCATTTTGCCCTAATGAATGTACAGAGTAATTATGTTGCCAATCTACAAAAGGGTATCTAACAGTGCTGTTTGCATCTCTAAAACCTGTTGTTCCTGTATTGAGATACGTTATACCCAAGCCACTACTGTTCCAACTTCTTTGTATGTTTGTTCTGTTATAATCGTGTTCTAATTCTCTAAAGTCTAAATCTGAAAATGTTCTGTCTTTTAATACGTCTGCTAAAGCTATAGCGGCAGAATATAAATTTACATTATAACTAATTTCTCCGTTTTTGTCTTGTATGTCGATTAGTCTTAAAAACCCTTCAAATAAAATAAATCCATTTTGTTTTAAGACACATTGTGTTTTTTTATAAGGATTAAAAACAACACCGTCATATGACCTTGTTATTTCAAATATGTTATCAAATATTTTGTTATTTCTTTTTGTTGCAGGTAAGTTAAATGCCTTTGAGTACGATTGTACTTTTTCAGCTACGTTTTTAAATTCATCTACACTTAAAGTTAAAGGTATATCTTCATCTTCATATAAATCACATATAACTTGCCCGTTATTTAAATCAATCCCTATTGTTGATTGTGCTGTTTCAATAAGAGAAATAGACTCCATTATTGTATTGCCTTCTGAAAATAAAACTATTTTATCTGATGTTGTGTTAGCTGTAAATGATACTGTTTGTATTCCTGAAGTAGTTGTAAGTAAAGCACCACTTTGAAATAATACACCTGAGTATTGAACAAAATGAACACCTGCTGAGTTAGATAAAAAATTAATATCTAAATCATAACTTACACCAACTACTAAATTAGAAAGTCTTAATATTATACCCGTGTCAGCTACAAAAACTAAATTATTACTTGCTTGTACTACTGAATTAGCATTTCCTGAAAATCTATAGTATGTATTCAAAGGTACTGAAGCAGTATTTATAGCTGTTTGTACTACAGGTGTAGCAACGCTTGTTAAAGCTGAAGTGTTATTGACACTAGAAAATATTTTTCCGTCAGGCACAAATTGAGTTATGTTCGTGTTTAACGGATTAGTGCCGTCAAAATACTGAGGAAATAATATTAATTGTACTGACATATTATATTGTTTGCGTTCTAAATGTTTTACTTTTTTCTATCTCGAAAGTATATTGTATTAATTTATCATTTGCAATAGTCTTTCTTGTAAAGCTTGAAGTTGTAAGTCTTACAGGTACTACATATTGATTAAGTGCTGAAAATGTTTCTGTTGTATCTTCAAATTCTTTTAAAAGGTAAACTTCTGGACTATTTATTAATTCTTCAAACATTATGTTATCATCTTCACTTACAAAGTCTGTATTCATAGATATACGTTCTGTTGTGTTTACTCTAAATGTTTTTTTACCACCTCTAAAGCTATCTAACCTGTATTTACTGTCATTCCAACTACCTTCTAATTGATGATATGTCGTACCCTGTGTAGATATGTTTCTAGTTGATTTTTTTGTGAATGTATAATAATCCCAAGCACCCCATTGATTTAACCAACACAGTCTTATGCTTTCAAAATTTCTTAAATCAGGACAATTTATATTTATAGTATATCTTTGACTCACTCTATTATTACTTACATCAAAAGCTTGTACGTCAATACTACCACCGTTAATTGTTCCTGCCGTCACTAACGCTTGAAACGTTGTACTGTAATTCTGTAAATTACCACCAAAACAACCGAAATAAATTATCTTCGTACTTGTGTTATTATTTACACTACTATTTAATGCACCGTTAGCATAGGTAAAGTCTAAATTTTCTGTTCCTATTTGACTTCCTGAGCTGTCATTATAAGTAAATTTAATATAACTTACATTAATTAAACTTTCTATCAAGATTGCTAAAGTACCATAGTCATTAAGGTTAGCATACTGTGTTGTTGGTGCGTTAGTTAAAAAACTATCTGTCTGTGATGATAAATTATATTTAG